TTAACTGTATCTGATTTGATAAGACCACCCTCATATGTTTCCTCTGCTTCAGGAACAATACATAAAATACGATAGCCTTTAACGTCAGGTAGTTGAGTAGCTATTTTTTCAAGCGCCTCTTTCTCTGTGACATTTTTGCCTTGGGTAGTTTTAGTGTTTTTAATTTTAATAGGAGCTCCAGATATGGAGACTATTTTATTGTCTGGGGTAGCAATGGTATCACTCATTTTTCCACCACGCTGTCCGTTGGAGTAGAGTCAAAATCTTCTTCTCCTTTTTCGTTGGCTCTAAGGGCCTCACCAATCATGTTTTGAACTATCATGTATCCCCGCACTTCTCCAGTAGCGGTTAAATAAGATTCAAATTTATCGGTTCCCCTGCCCATACTTTCTAGTAATTCTTTGCGTCTTTCCTCTACCTGGGTTGATAGAAGCATTAACGTTTCCTTAACCATATTATTCCTTTATATTTAGTTGAGTTTCATCCTTAAGTTTTGTGTCTTTTACCTTAGTCGCATTACGCGCCTTAGATTCTTTTTCCCGAAGCGCTATGTCTTTATTTTTTTGGACTACTTCTACGCCCATCTTAGCGCCTTCGAGTAATTCTTTTGCCTTAATTTGTTTATCCTCTGTTACTGCTTTAGCTCCAAGTTGAGCTCCTGCAATTTGTTCGTTAGACTCAATTCTAGCTTTTTCTAAAATCATATCTCGTTGAACATTAGTTGATAGTTTTTCTTGCTCTAACATTAACTTACCTTTATCAAGCTCAATATCAGCCATTGTTTTCTGTGCTTTCATTTGAGTTTCCTGTTTCTTAAGCTCAAGTTCAGCTTGTTGCATTTGAATCAATGGATCTTCTTGCGCTTGCTGAGCTTGTCTTTGTTGAGCATCAGATTTATTCTGTTGTAACAGTTTTTGTGCTGCATCAGCTGAAAGCCTAGCTACTTGGTTCTGAATATTTTCTGGCATTACTTCGTCTTCTTCTGGAAGTGGTACGCCGAGTTGTACTTCAATTTGTTTTCTATATTCAAAAGCTAAATGCTCTGCTAGATGAGCTTCCATCGCTGCCTGCATTTGAGGCGCTTTTGGATTCTGCCCTAGCATCTCACGGACAAGAGGGTCGTCTCTAAATGTAGCATGTACTGCAATGTGAGCTTTTTGATCCTGGAATAAAAATGCTTTAACTGGAGTTCCGTTCACCATGTTCATATTCTCAGATACTGGGTCTAAAGGTTTAGCATCATCGTCTGTAGGAATAAGTTTAGGTATATTTTTAACCCCTAGCACTTCTAGCATTTGTTTATTAAGTTCTTTTAAGTCATAGATGTCAGGATTTTGTTGAGCCATTTGCATAACGGCTTGGTATTGCACAACCTTCTGCGCCATCGTTGCAGCATTAGGGTCAGCTACAGGTATAAGATTTACTTTGTTGTAGTCAGATTGTTTAGCGCCCGGAGTTCCTGTTGCTGGGTCATATTGATAATCTGGGTCAGTGTAATCTGCAATGATATTTTTAAGTAATAAGAACTCTTTTTTCATTGAGTAATAGATACGAGCATTAACTGCTGACATTACTTTCAATGTTCTTTCTAATATTGCAAGAGTAGAACCTACTGGAGAATTAGCTGACATATCAGATACTTTCATATCTGCAGCCGAGGCAAAGCGCCTACCTTCTTCAATAATCTTATCCATTAAACCTGCAAGCACTTGACTTGGCTCTTTATATGGTAGTGGCATTAAGTTGTCACGGAGTGTTCCAGACGGGGCGTCTACATCTCGCCATTCTGCTGGTCCAATTGGAGTATCATCACCTTTGATTCGTAAACCTCTAGCTTTAAATCCGCCGGGTAAGTTTGATAGTGTACCTGCATCAACTAATTGACGAAGCAACATAGTTCCTGATTTAGAGAACCCACCAATAAGATGAATTAATCCAAAGCAATAGAAACCAAATCCTGGGATGTAACCATAGTGAACAAAATGCTCACGACGTTTTTGTTGACTGTCTTCTTGTTTCCAATTACGGCGAACAGCTAATACTTCTTGTGTGCCTTTATCAATAGTTACAATATAAGGTAGAGCTATTCCTGTTTTACCATCTTTGTCTTCATCTTCATAACCTTCTAAATCAAGGTTAACATTCATCTCTAATATTTTATATCGATCATCATTAGTAGCATCGAATCCCATTTGTTCTGCAATCTTTTTCTCTACCTCATCTAAATCATATTCTGGCTCACCTAATTCTATGTCGCGATAGAATCCCATATGTTGTAAGGTGTGAATTTCTTGTTCGGTCTTACGCATAACATGAGTTACACGCTCAGCAGTTTCTAGATTAGATGCGCCATAAGGTACAACCATATCTTCAGCTGGAACAAATATAGATACTTGTCTTTCTAGTGCCGGGTCGTAATAAACTTTCTTAAATGCGTTACCTGCTAATCCTAAACCCCATAACATTCTTTCATGCTCAGGTCTATACTCTGGCATTTTATCCATGAGTTGGTAATTCATATTTTCTTGCACGCGCGCAGCAGATTCAATACATTCGTCGGTTTCTTTACCAATAATAGATGTCTTTACCGGACCTGCAGCAGGGAAAGTTTCCATCATTGTTTCAGCTTGGAATTTAACTAATGCTTCGGAGAGTAGTGGGTGATAGACAGCACATGCGCCTTCCCATGGTTCGGACCTTTCTTCTATTTTAAGTCCTAAAAGTTCTAAGCCATCAACATAAGTTTCTAGCCAGTCTTTTCTTGAATTAACGTCGTTACTAAAATCTTCTAATAAATCACTTGACAGCGTAGCCATGTATTTTTCATCAAGGTCTTCGGCTAAGTTTTTACTAAACTCTTCATCTTCCATAGCATCAGGATCAATGACTATTTCCGTATCACCAATACCAATAGTTACTTTTTCTGGGTCTTCTATTTCAATCTCAATAGCCTGTTCGTTTTCCGCCGCTTCATCTATTCCTACGGGAGCCGCATATAGTCCTTTATCTACATCTGCCATTATTTTTCCTTATATTATAGTACATATAACCTCTTATTTTTTCGACCTCTAAACATCTGAACGTCTTCTTCTTCGTCTAAAGGTAATCTTATAAATCCCCCTTGCCTAAAACGTGCTAACGCTAAAGTTGTAGCATCCACTAAGTCGTCGTTAGCCCCAGCGGGGAAGTCATTACACTCCTCAATAACCTCGTGCGCCCAACGTCTATCGGGCGCCCATACAACTCCTCCACTAAACAAATCAGACACAGCATTAACACGACTAGTCTTATCTTGCCCTTTTCCAGGCGTAAATTCTCCAACGGGGATGCCCATTCTTCTAAATTCTTGGTAAAGTGCTGCGCCATTTGACTTTTTTTCCACTATAAACGCATCAGGCTCCCAATCTCGATATTCTTCAAGGCATAATTGCTTTAATTCTGGAAATTCTAGTCGTTTTTTAATTGCATTAAGCAGTATTATAGCGTAGTTATTTGTTTCTTCGTTAAAAAATACGCCCCATGTGGTTAATGCGTTGTAATCAGCTCTAGTATGCGCTTCTTGAGCAGCATCTAGTGTCATTATTGTAAATTCACATTTTGGTGGATCTTCTTCTTCCCATATATTCCACCATTCTCTTTTAATGAGTGCCCCTTCTTCAGAAGTGGGGTTCTGCATGTATTGTGCATTCCAGTACCGTACATCAATTGCAGCACGTCTAGCTTGTAATTCCTCTACAGGCCAAAACTCTGGCCATAATGATACTTCTTCACCCTTTTTATTCTCTAATATAGCTGGAAACTCAACAACTTCCCAGTCATCTACATCATCGTTCTTAATCATCTGGTTAACTATCTGTCCTGTCAGGTCTAATTTAGACCATCTAGTCATTACAACAATAATAGCACCACCAGGCATAAGACGCTGAAGCGGGCCGGACTGAAACCATTCCCAAGCTGGTAAGAAGACATCCGATTTACCCAATTTTGCATCTTGCTCTGAATGGGGGTCGTCAATAATGAATAAGTCGGCACCCCTACCAGCCAAAGCACCGCCAACACCGATTGCGAAATATTCACCATTAAAGTTTGTGCCCCATCTCGAAGCTGATTTACTATCCGCTTGCAAGCTGATATCGGGGAATACGTCTTTATAAGCGTCTGAGCCCACGAGATTCCGGACCCTACGTCCGAAGTTAACCGCAAGATCAGCTGTATGAGATGCCATAATAACTTTTTTTGCTGGGTGCTTACCCAAAAACCAAGCCGGTGCCAGATACGATATGAGTTCTGATTTTCCGTGACGAGGCGCGATATTAACGATAACTCGTTTTCTTTTTCCTGCTGCAATTTCTTCAAACAATTTAGCCAGTCTTGCATGGTGTGCTCCTACTTTATAATCGGGGTAGACATGTTTAATAAAGTCTAAGAAGTTTGCCTTCCCCTGGGTTTTAATTAAGTCTTTCTTATAATCTTTTAAGAGTGATAAACTTTTACGTCGTTCACGCTCAGTCATGTTGGGCAGAGATTGTTGTAATAAATCTAAATCCGCTTCACTAATCATTTTCGCCTTCTATCCTTTCATATTCTACTCCCTCAACTATTTTACCCTTTAGCTGTTCTATTGTTTCTCTGAGTTCTTTTTCTAACTCATCGCCGGACTTGGTAATGTGTGTAATCACTGTCTGCCTTTTAAATGCATCTACTCCATCAATCTCACCTATTGCTCGGAGTGCGGCTAGTTTATCTCTATCATTCTTAGCCATCGCTGCGAGTTGTACAAAGTTGTTGACTACGAAA